CTTTTGGAGATTGTTTTGAGTAGTTTGTATTTGCATTTGGTTTATAGTTTAAATCAATAAATTTTCCGTTTGTCATATCTTTTGCCATCCAATTTTTTGCGGTGGCAATCCAATCTTTCTTTTTTTCGCCTTTAGAGTCGGACCAATTTTTAATCACTTCAAAATAATAATCGAAATTAGCGTGTTCGTATTGAGTACCCAAAAATTTAGACTTAAATATTTTAATATCATTAAAAACTTCACTAAAAAGCGTGAGTGAACTTCCTTTACTAACCTTTACTTTAGTTTCCTTTTCTTTACTTTCTTTTACTTTCCTTTCCTTTCCTTGCATTGCATCGGCATTGCATTTGCTATGCATTTGCATTGCATTTGCATCATCATTGACTTTATCCCATCTTTTATTAGCTGCTATTCTTGCCCTTTGTGTCTTTTCTATGTAAGGTTGTAAATAGTATAATTGTTTGATACTAAAGAAGTTATCTTGTTCATCTAAAGTAAAAAGGTCGTAATTACCAATAACTGCTTTAACTTTTGGTTCACTGGTTCCCATTTCATCAGCCAATAAATCAATATCGCTTAATGGGTATTTAAAATCCAATTGCTCCCTTAAAATTTCTAATAATTGAAAGTAAATAGCATATCCTTCTAAACCTAATTCCTTTTGTACCCTTTTAAGTTTTCTATCGTGCCTTGCATTAGCAAAGTGAGGAAAATAAAATGCATCTTTTTTCATAATAAAAAAGGGCTTCAGACTAAACAGGTAATGCGACTACCTGCCAATCCTCTGCCCTAATAAGTTTTTGTTGATATGTCGCATATATCAAGGCAAATATAAACTAAATCATCGAATAACTTGCAAATGTTTTTCCGTCTTTAGTTACATTTTTAGTTGCAATATTTAACCCATCGTTTCTTAAATCGGCTATTCTTGCAGCTAATCTAAAGCAGCCAAATTTATTTAAAGCCTGTAATGGGGTAATAGCTTTGCCTTTTTCTAAATAGGCTTGAATTTGTTGTTTTTGCGTTTTCATGGTTGGTTTATTAATTTGTATAAAATGTTGAAGCAAATGTTAATTTAAATTCTAAATAAAGCCATTTTTCTTTTGAATTACCATCATATTTTGCAGAAAATCCGCCCGTAGATACTTCTGTAACTCCATTTTCATAAGCATCTTTTAATAAACGTCTTGCAGTTTTTCTTAATTCGTAAATTGAAGGTATTCCATATTCAGCAGAAGACCATTTCCAATTTAATACTTCCATAGCTTTTTGAACTTTATTAAAATCAAATTTATCTAATAAATCCTCAATAGCTTCTTGATTTGTTAATTTCTCATCCATAGTTGGTTTATTTTAAAATGGTAAATCTTTGTCTTCGTGTTCTTGTTGATTAATATACTCTTGTTTTGTTTCAGCTTTAGGCTTATAATCGTTCGGTATAATGTTAAAATCAGGGTGATTGTCCTGTTTTTTATATGGATTAATCCACATTGAATACCTTTGACCATTAATTGTAAATTCAATTACTTCGCCTTTTGATGTAGCTTTTTTCCAAGCTCCAATTTTGTTTTTGTTTTCCATTAGATTTTGTTTAATTTGTTTTCTTCAATTTGATTTTCATTTTGTTTATCTTGTTCTAATTCTTCTTCATCTAAATCTTCCCAATCGCAATGCTCAAGGCATTCAGGGCATAATTCAGTTGGATAATTTGTTTCCCAACCGCAGCAAGTGTTTATATACATAATTTTAAGTTTAATCGCCATATTCCTCAAATCTTTCTTGCCATTCGTGCATTGGGATTGGGTTAGGCTCGGGTTTAAAATATAATTGTACTTTGTATCCGTTTTCTTTTGCGTGTTCTTTTAATAATCCTTGATAGTATTTCCACTTTTCGTAATATTCATCTCTACGCATTGTGGTTGCGCTTCCTTTATAAAGACTACGATATAAATCGCATTTATCTATTATTTGGTCTAATCTCATAAATGGTTCTTTTTAGTCGTAAATAAGGCGGTTATTGCAGGGTTTACTAATTCCTTATTAAGTTTATGAAGTTCGCTTAATTCGGCTAAATTATCGCAAGAATCAATTGCAATAGTTAAATCAGTAATGTTTTTATGTTTTTTAACAAATGAAGGTAATTTAGTTTCCTTAAAATGTGGTTTTTCTTTTTCTCCCGCTGCATCGGTATCTTTATCAGTTACAATTCCTAAAGCTGAACTTAAAGCATATCTACGATAATAAGTAATACCGCTACCAAAACTTTGATAATCATTCATACCTTTTAAAGTAGTGGTCGGTATTGGGCAAGTTCCATTTAAATATTCCCCACTTTCGGTGTGAAATATTGTTGTTTGCAACCCATCTTCTACTAAAATTTGAGTAAAACCTAATCCGTGTTTTTTAAGTAAAGGGTTAATTACTTCTAAAATTTGAGGTAAGTCAGCATAAGTGTAACCATAGCCAGTTGTACCCTTGTGAATTACAGGACATTCTTGTTGAAAGTCAGCTAATGCCTTAAAAATGTTAATAAGGCTTTTTGTGTCGTTTTCGTTCATAATGTTACGTTTGGTTTAAATAATAATTAAAATTAAAGGTATTTTGGGGAAAAATCAAATAATTGATAATAATTTTTTTATTTCATCTTGGTAGTCGTTTTCATACTTAAGCGAAAGAACTTCATCAATAGTTTGTATTGCGTGGATTATGCTTGTGTGGTCACGATGAAACATTCTGCCAATCTCTTTTAAAGTCAATCCTGTTCTTCTTCTTAATAAATACATTGAAATAAATCTGCCTTTTACATAACTCCTTAACCGGCATTTGCCTTTGATTTGTGCCGGAGTCAATCCGTAAAAGTCGCATACATCATTTATTATTTGATTTGCGTGTTTTTGCTCGTTGTATAACAGTTTGTTCATCGTTCGACTTGGTGCGGTCCAATAGCTCATATTGTAGTTGTTTTATTTTGTTTCTTAAATGCTCGTTTTCTATTTCTAAAATTTGTATTTCTCTAATAAGTGAATATTTGTTGTCTATATAACTCATAAAAAAATGTTTATTGGTAAATGAAATTGGTCGGTTATTTCGTAAAGCTCCAAGATTAGCCTGTGATAGCTTTTTAATATTCTTTTTTGCACTTCATTCATTCGAGCAATCTTAATAAGAATATCTTCTTCCTTTTGAAATAATCTAATAGGCTCATCATTTATGCCTCTGCGCCATAATGATAAATCCTTTTCGTGATAGGTTTGCCTTGTTTGAGCTGCTTTTAATAATTCTAATAAACAAGCTGCTCTTTTGTGTAGTTTTAATTGTTTCCCTTGATAGTTTAGCTTTTCCATATTATCTTTTTTCAAATTGAATAATTAAATAAGTTATTGTTGAAGTGGCTTTAACGATTTGTCTCTTTACAACTTGTAAATGTTCAAAATCTTCTCCATTCCAATATAAATGAACATCTCCAACATTAGGAACAATGCTTAAATCTAATTCTAAATCAATAGAGTTATCAATACTTTTTTGATACTTACATACAATTTGTGTCTGGTTCATAAGATTTTGTTTTAAAGGTTATCGGCTAAGCAGCCAATTAAAAATGAAATGGTGATGATGATGATTGCAGCAGTTACTGAAATTGAATCATCTTGCTTTTGTTTTTGGTAGTTGTTCATAATTTTTGGTTTATTGGTTATTAATTAAATTTTCTCTTTCTTCTCCTATGATTTCATAGGTTTGATTAAGTACAATCATAATTTCGGCTAAAATTGCAGTTGTAGGCATATCCTCGAAAAATAAATTAGCATTTAACTTTTCTACTAATTCATTTAATAATGTTACCTGAGGCGCAATTTGTTCAATTAGTTTCATAATAAATGGTTTTATTGGTTTGTTTGATAAATCAAAGATATATCAACATATTTTATCCACCAAACTTTTGCACAATTATTTTTGTTAAAGTTTTGTTAAAGGATATAATGTGTCATAAATGTCACAATTTTAGCAATATTTGTGACTTATAAGGGATAAAGTAAAGGTAAAAGTTTACTTAAAGTAAGATATTGCTTTACTTTTTATTATATTTGTATAAAAAGTTAAGTTATGATTTATTTTATTAAGCAAAGCGATTATGTAAAAATTGGATTTACCAATAGATTTAAAACAAGATTAAATCAATTACAAGTAAGTAGTCCTGTTAAATTAGAAGTTTTAGCAATTATTGAAGGGGATAAAACTGATGAGAAAATTATGCACGAAATGTTTAAGCATATTTCTACAAATGGAGAATGGTTTATTTATTGTGATGAATTAAAACAATATATTGATTTATTGGATACTTCTTTAATGTGGAAGTATGGCTTTATTGATGAAAAAAATAGTCCTATTGGATTAATAAAGCAAACAAGATTAGAACTTAATTTAAGTATGGAAGAATTAGCTGAAAAATTAGGCATTACAAAGCAAGGTGTTTTAGATATGGAATTAAGAGATTTGCAAGGTAGAATTACTATAAATGCTTTATCTAAGGCTTTATTTGCTATGAATTACAAATTAGGATTAAGGTCAATTAAAATATAAATTGTCACGTTTTTTATAAAAAAAGGGGACATCGTAGAAACGAATCCCCTTTAAACCATTTGTCTGTCTTATGAACAATGCAAAACTATGCTTTTTTAGTCTATTAAGAAAATAAAAAACTCCCAAGCGTTTTAAACTTGGGAGAAACCAACTATGAGAAAACAACGTAACAAAGATAACTTTTTATTTAGAGCCGTCTTGTAGGGGTAAATGCTTGGAATTATCGACCTTTCGATAACCCATTCTCCATAGTAATTTAGTCAAAATAACGCTTTGCCTAATGGTTTCTTCCTCGCTATGCTCTGGGTTAAGCAAATGATGGCACTCATGAATCAATATTTCCATTTCTTTACGACCCTTTAATCTTGGGTCAATATAGATAATACCATCACTTTCGGCGATGCCGTGTGCCTGTTCTCTGCCTAACTTCTTATATATAACTTTTATTTTCACGCTTTTAATAATGCTTCATCAGGTCTATCAATTTCAGCTACCTGTATTTTATTACCACCTCTTATCTTTCCCAATGCTTCTCTTATCTCTTTTTCTAAAGCATAAACAACGCTTAAATTTTTTACTAATATTTCCTCTTGTTCTCTTAAACTCATAGAATTAAATTTTTTAGGTAGTTTTATTTTCATATTAATTATTTTTCAAAGTTGTGTTTATATATTCTTTTAACCCAATGTAAAAAATATTCTAAACTATTATTATTTTTTGATACGTTACACATTTTACAACAAGCTACTGAATTTTCAGTTGTGTAACCTTTTGTATTATCAATTCTATCGATTCCATTATAAAGTAAATTATAATATCTAACATCATATAAGTTCAAAGGTTCAATACCACAATAAAAACAATTAGATGAAATTAATATTCTAAATTCTTCTTTAGTTAATAAAAATTCATAATTCCTTGTTTTTGCATTGTTTCTATATTGTGCATATATTGAATTTGACCCTGATTCTTTTTTTGCCAATTTATGTCTTGATTTTAAACTATTTTGAACACTTGATATTTTAAAGGAACACCCACAAGTTTTAATTGCACCTCTAACTAAAGCACCTGTTGTAATTTTTGTCGTATTGCCACAATCACATAAACACTCCCAAGTTCTTTTTTTAGATTTACCATATTGAACACTACCTAATAATTTAACAACTGTTAAAGAATTAAATTTTTTGCCCACTAAATCTTGCATTTTAGCACCCATTTTAATAAACTTTGTCGTTATTTGTTCCGTTGTGAATTTCCTCAAGTTTTTTGAGATACAAAATGGAATCTTGTAACTCCTCTCGCAAATGTACCAACCATTGCGAAGTTGTCAAATCTTTTCGGTCTAAAGTTGTTCCGTAAGTTTCTAATCCTTTTTTTTCTCTTGCTTGTAAATCCTCGATAACTTCGGTTAGTATTTTAGATTGTTTCATTATAGGTTTTTATTGCTTTATAAATTAAATACAAAAACAAGCCAAACAATATTAATTGAATAGCTGGTAGTATATCCATTATTGAATTAGGGTGCATTAACGATTGCCAAACGAATTGAAAGTAATTCATTATTTGTCGGTTTTATTTATCAGTACGGCTATGAAATTTGCCACAAGTTTTGCATTTGTATTGAATTTTAACTAACCCCGAAGCCATTACTCGCCTTAAATTCTTTACTATTTCATCACTTCCACATTCAGGGCAACTGCCTCTATCTTGTCCAAAAATAACTCCGTAATGAGTCTTAGCAGGGATATGATTGTTTAATTCCTTATGAACTTTCTCTAATAGAACCACATCTTGAATACAATAATCAATCATTTCATTCATTGCCTTTTTATCGTTCTTTAGCATTATGTCTTTCCAAAGGTCAAAATTGGTATGGTTCTTTTCGCCTAAGCCTAAGAACTTACCTATATAGTCTAAACGATTTGAATTAAATCTAAACTTTGAACGAGCAATCTTTAATGTGTCGATTGTCGTATATGTAGGGAACATATCTATCCTATGGTAAAGGCATCTTGTTCTAATCCACGCAAGGTCGAACTTATCGCCATTATGCCCTATAAGCTCATCTGCTTCATTGGCTACCTTTATAAACTCTTGTAGTAATTTTTTATCGCATTGCTTACTATCCCATTGTAAATAATAAACATCTTTATCTTCTTCCCATTTATAGCAAATGCAAATAACGGCTCGTTCTTTGATAATGTTTTCCGTTCCAATAGTAATCTTGTAACCTGATTGCCAAAATAAACCTACGTTGGCGCTTACTTCAATATCGAAATAGAGTCTTTTGCGTTTTGTTGTTGTCATTATGTTGGTTGTTGTTTTTATACTGAATTTCTTACTAAATCGGATTCTGCTTCTCGCCTCAAAACCAAACCATCTAAGCCTCGATGCTCCCAAAGCCGTTTAGATTTTTCTATTTCTTCAGCGATTCCTTCATAATCTTTTTTAGCAACCAAATCAACAATCGCCCTCATTTCCGTTCTTGAATCTCCGACTAAACTTGTGCCTCTATTAAAAACCATAGAAACTAATGCCCCTTGTGTGTCCTCATTTAATTGTTCTAACTGAGGATATATTTTTTTAGTCATCGCAAAATATCTCGGCACATCATTTTTAACAAAAACATCATAAGCCATATTAAAGGGTATTCTAATGTTCAAAATATCGCCTTTTAATAAATCCCTTGCCTTTTCTCCTTTAACCCCTACAACAGGTTTTAATAGCTTAAACGAATCTGCAGGTAAATTATTGCCCCAATCTTTTGTGAACTGCGCTAAGGTTTCATATCCGGTGTCATAGCCAATTCCCAATGTGATACCCGAATCTCCACCTGGCCACGAAGGTTTTTGTAGCACCTTATCGTAATAGGCACGCCCCCCGCATTCCTGTTGAATTATAAAATCTATTGACTTTTTATTTAACATTATTTAGTCAATTTGTCTATAAAAGTATCAGGACTAAACATTAAACCAATCCCTGCTCCAATAATTACCAACGCACCTGTCCAATCCGCCTTGCCTGTGTAAACTGAAGCTATACCACCTGCGATTAATACAAGACCAATGCTTGTGGTTTTCCACGCTGAAATATTTTTCATTTTAGAATAATTTTTTATAATACCCAACCGAATATTGGTTCGTACTTGCGCCAAAGATAAATAAGTCATTTTTAGCCGTTTTAAACCCTAAGCTAACTCCTAACCCTATTTTGTTGTCAAATCGCCTTAAATCGCCTAAAAAGCCTAAATAAAGCGCATTTTTATCCTTATGGTATATATCGTTGGTTACTATTATCGTTCTTTCGTGTAAATCAGCCTTGAATTGCCTATTTTGAATTCTATTTTCAGAAATAGTGTCAATAATGGTAAATTTTGAACTATCTATTGAAAATGTGTCGGTATAAACTTTAGTTGTAAGATAATCCTTTACTATTTGGATTGTATCGTGGATTGTGGTCGTGTCTATCGCTAAAACGACAAAAGGGATAGAATCTCCCTTAGTATATTTTGTAAAAGTTTTCTCTTGGTAAACTGTATCGTAATGAGTTACGATTACGGGGTCAATTTTTGAATAGCGTGAACTCCTCGCTATGAAAATGATAAGAATCGCCACTAACAATGTAATAACGACCTCTTTCATTATTTTATGTTCTTAATTGCTTTATAATAATATCTTATTGCAAATAAACCCGAAACAATAGCGACCAAAGAAGCTATCAATGTGACAATAGGTTGAATATTAGTAATCGAAACTACTGCTCCCATAATACTTAGTATAGTTGATAAATCTGCTCGGTCGCTATGTGGTGCCATTATGCTTCTTCTTTAACTTCAGGAGTTGCCTCTTGTGCAATCTTGCCTAAAAATTGAAAAATAGGGTTAGCGTATTTAGCCGGAATCTCCAATAAAAACGCCTCTAATTCTTTAACTTGTTGTTCGCTTAATTGTAACATAGTATTTTATTTTTTACAAATATAAGATTAGTTTGATTGATTATCCAAATCAGGAGTTGAAACAGGCACAGGTGTAACGTAATCTCCTGTAATTGTTAAGCCTAAAGTTGAAGCTATCCAATCCCAAGCTTGTCCGTTAGTTTCCCAAGTGTTATAAGGTTCTCCTGTCATTGTAAGGTTACCTTGAGCCACCATTGCTCCTATTGTTTCATCATCATTCTCTTCTAAAAGAGCATAGTAAAAAGATGCTGATGTTGCTAAGTTATCGCTAATTACATAAGCGTTTAAAATTTTAGCTTGTACTGATGAGCCATTTGCCCAAGATGTAACCGGTTGAATTGTCTTCATTTTATTTATTTATTAATTGTTTTAATTCTTCTATTTGTGCTTGTTGCTCTTGTACCGCTTTAATTAATACAGGTACTAATTTTGAATAGTCAACCTGTTGTGGTTCTATATTTCCATCTTTATTAATAGCGTCTTTTATCCCTTGAACCGCATAAGGAATTACGGATTGTAATTCATGTGCTTTTACCCCATAACTTCTTTCCCCATTTGATTTCCATTTAAAATCATATGTTTTGATTGAATCTATCAAAGCAAGACCACTATAATCTTTAAAATCTTCCTTTAATCTATAATCTGATGAAGTGTTATAAGTAGTATTGTTTACATAAGTGGTTATACTACCTGTTGTAGTTCCGTTATACCCTCTAAATAAAATTGCAGTTGCATTTGTGTTATTAGAAGTGTTTTGTATAATTACTCCTGTTCCTCCTCCTGTTGCACAATAAGAATATAAAGAACCACCCCCTAAAATGTATGTATCACCATTCACTTGCAGTTTTGACCCATTATCTGTTGTAGTTCCTATTAATACATTCCCCCCACTTGTAATACGCATTTTCTCACTTCCATTTGCACCTAAAATTAAAGGAGCAGAAGCGCCTAAAGCTAAAACATTAAAAGTTGAACCATCATTGATTATTCTTCCTAATCCCGTTCCATTTGATTGAAAATCTATAATACCTCCATTAGTACCATTATTTAATGTTAAAGAAGTAAATCCACTAATATTTGTTGGACTTGAAGTTCCGATACCTACATTGCCACCACTACCTGTATTTAAAAGTATTTTTTGAGCATCAATATAAAATGGCTTGTCATATCCAACGCTTCCTGTTGTTCTATTGATTGCATTTATAGCATATAAACTTGAACCTGAAACATAACCTATTTCAAGATTTTGCCCTGTTGAGCCTTGCGTATATCCATTTGCTAATACTCCACCATTTGCCGTTACACTACTTGAGAATGTAGCTGCTCCTGTGTTGTCAATTTTAAATCTTGGTATTGTACTTTGATTTGAATTTACAATTGCAAATGTTCCTGTTCCTGTACCTGAACCTGCAGCATCTCCTATATACCAAGTTCCACCACCTGTTGCAGTATTAATCATCCTAATAGCATCATTACTTGCTGAAGTATATGATATATTAAATGCTACTGCAGTATAAGTAGAACCAATACCAACATTTCCTGTAAATCTTCCTGTACCTGTAACATCTAATTTATAACCAGAGTCAGTAGTAGTTCCAATTAATAAATTGCCACCTGGTGTAAGCCTCATTTTCTCTCCCCCACTTGTAGCCCATATTGTGTTACCTGTTTGAGAAATAATAACAAAATCCCCTGCTGCTGCACCTGCTGCATATTGACCACTTGCCGTTGCTAATCCAAACTTAGCTTGATAAATTGCCCCTGTAATAGCCTCCCCCATAGAAACCGAAGGAGCAGTACCAGATAATCTTAAATGGTTATCAGCCGTTGCAGAATAAACCTCTAAACTTCTTTGTGGGTTAGTTAAGCCAATACCTAATCTACCATTGGTGTTATCCCAATAATGATTTGATGAACCTGCAACTGTTGCCGTTCCGTTCCAATATGTTACATATCCACTTGTACCCGTTCCCGTTACAGGATTAGTTAATGCTGATTGTTTATTGTTAAAAGTATTCCAATCAGTTGAGCTTAAATATCCATTTGTTGAAGTATTCGCTTGGCTAATTGAAATAACTCCTGCACTATAAGAAATAGGCGCAGTTCCACTAATTGTTGGGATATTAGAAGTTAAAGCTAAAGTTCCTGAAGCTGCAGGGTAAGTATATGTATAACTTGCCGTTGTTGGGAATGATAAATCTAAAGTATATGCTCCACCTGTGTTTAAAGTTAAACCCGTTGTACTACCAGCTATTGTTGTATAACCCGTAGAAGGATACATTGAAGTAATTTGCTTAATGTGAGTTACACTATTTAAGAAAGAACTACCTGTCAATGTTAATGTATTCCCAAATAATACATCACTTGTAACTCGTGCCGTTCCCGTTACATCTAAGTTATAAGTTGTGTTTGTATTTCCAATAGAAACATAGTTAGTTACTCCTTCGTAAATTCCTGATTGACTTATTGTAGTTGCACCCGTAAATTTAGAAATATAACCAATAGAACCCGAACCACCTACAGGCACATAGCCTAAAGCATTTTGCTTGTTGTTAAATGTATTCCAATCAGTCGAAGAAAGGTAACCATTTGTTGAAGTGTTAGATTGAGAAATACTAAATGCTCCCGTTGAACTATTAAAGCTCAAAGGAGTTGTTGCACTTAAAGCAGCTCTTACTCTTGCATCAGTATAATAAAGATTAGTTCCCTCTGCAATGTTTGTTGTTGTTCCTGCTACATTCTTCCATAAAGAAGTTGAAGAATCATATTGTAAAATGTTTCCGTTTGCAGGACTTGTAATTAATACATTATGCAATTCTTGTAGCTCATATCCATTTTGTATTCTTGTTTGGATAGTTCCGTGAATAGCGTGAGAATAAATAACTGTTCCCACATAAACCATATGATTAGGGGCAACAGGCTTTGTTCCTGTCCAACCACCTGGCACTGTTGGGCTTAAATAAAGAACTGTTCCATCAGCATAAGCCGAAGTATCTAAATCAGTTACTTGACCACTAATTACAACATAACCATCTGCATTATTAGCTAAGTCGTTTTGCATCATACCAAATGTTTGGCTTGAAGTTGCTTCGCTATTTGCTTCTGCTAAAGATACTACTGCGTGATTACCTAAGCCACCCGTAATATAAACTAAAGAACCTGCCGGAATAGTTGCGCCTGTGTTATTTCTAACTAAAGCAAGTAAATTAGTCGCATTATTAATTGTTGATGGGAAAGTTATTAAAGAACCATCTCCTGCTACATATTGAGCCGAAGTACCTGCAAAGCCTATATTAATTGTTCCCGAAGTCGTAATTGGACTTCCTGTAATATTTAAAGCTGCACTTGATTCACTTATTGCTACGCTTGTAACTGTTCCACTTGAACCACTTGCTCTTTGCCAAGCCGAACCATCATAAATAGCTTGATCTCCATTATAAAATAAAATATTCCCTGCTCCAAAATTATGATTTGTTCCACCCGTTGCTGCACCCGTTACTAAATAAACATCTCCGGCATTTCCCACTCCATTTACTAAATAAGGAATATTTGTTGCTACGTTCCAAGTACCTTGATATTCCATTACCGAATTAGGTAATTGAGAAACTAAAATCTTTCCGTTAGAATCTAATTGAGGAATACCATTTGCTCCGTTAATAGGCAATGAATTAAGCACTCCCGTTGAACCCGTGATTACTCCCTCTAAATTTCTAACTTTTGCGCCACCTGTTATTTGTAATTGATTACTCATCTTAATTATTTTATTTTACTACTGAAAAAGTGCGCGAATAAATTCATCACTTTCTAATGCTCTTGGGAATGTTAATACTCCCGTTGTTGAGTTCCAAGCCACTTGTTCGCCCGTTGCACCACTCGCCACAATATCCCTAACATCAACACCACCACGAGATACATAAAGACAAGTCTTGCCAATCATATCAGTCCAAGTAATTGTTGTTTCAGCTCCGGCTGCAGTATATTGTTTATCATAAACAACTCCACCGGCTACAATAACTGTTCCACTTGGAGTAACTGTTGTTCCCGAAGTACCATAAGCTCCCGTTCCTTGTAGTGAACAAGCATAAGTTGCTATGTCCTTAAATGGTCCGTTTATTTGCAAGTTCGTTAAGTTACAATTACCCGAAATAATCACTAAACCATCTACTCCGTTATCAATAACAAACTTTATAGAAATCGTTTCTCTATTTTGTTGTTGTTGTAAAAGAAATAAATAGCCGTAATTATCTAAAGTAACTATTCCGTCACAATTTACCGACCAAGAAGCTATATCGTTTTTATACTCTTTATACCAAGCCGATGTTTGACTTGTAACTTCTTTTTGCCCTACCTGTACGTTAAAAGTACAATTTGTAGAACAAGCAAAAGGTATATCCGTATCCGTTATTGGGTCGTGATAATAGAGCATTATATTTTTACCATCTACTTTGTTTGCCATAGATACAAAATTATTGATTATAAGTTAAAGTATATCCAACAGTACCCTCTACATCTTGCCCGTTAATTTGTAATAAAGTGCAATTAGTTTCATCTAATACATAATTAATAGTTGAATTACCTAACATATAATATTTATTTGATACATTTATTTGAGATGGGTCGGTGTCCGTTGCTTTAATCACTTTAGCCGAGTTTAAATATCCATTAGCCGTATCAAATGATGAAAGACTACAATCTATATTAATAATATTCTTCCCAAACACATTTAAATATTGTTGAGTTAATAAACCCAATAAACTTGTATATGTTGTTGTTTTGCCGTAAGAAAACCAATTTATATATTGATTATAAGTTGAGTTTAATAATATGCCAAACTCTGATGGGTAATTAGCCGATGGCGAATAAGACCCGTAAGGAATTTGTATAGTATTTACATACTGACTTGAATTAGAAATATAAGCCGAATAATTAATTTGTTTTAATACAGGTGTTGTAGTCATAATAAAACCACCCACTTCAACATTTTGACAAGTACCCTCTTCTAATCTAAATTGGAAATAAAGGTCTCCGGCTATTGGCGCAGGTATTTTAGTACTAAATGAAACATCATTTTTTTGACTAACACTTGTCGGGTCGGTACTAAATGCATCTACTTGAAAAGCATTAACAGGACCATAAGCAGTCCAACCATTTTCAGTATAATAATAAACTGTGCTACCATCTCTTAATTCAATAACTGCATATCCTCTTATTCCCGTTACATCTTGAGAATAATAAGTCCAAGTAAAATTAAATAAATCTCCTTGATTAACCTTTGGTAAGCTTTGATTTTCTACATATACATAAGACCCTGCAGTATTTCTTTTATATAATTTAAAAGCGTCTGAAGTTTCGTTTGGTTTGCTAATAACTTCCCAAGTTGAGCCGGTAGTATTTCCTGCAGTCCAATTTAAAGGGAATGTGCTTCCCATTGGGCGCAAATTGCCATTTGATAAATAGTTTGCGCTTGTTACTACATCAACAGTAGAAAGTATTTTATTATACCCCTTTCTAAATATTTTAGTTTGAGAACCATCTATAAAATATAAATTGCTTGTATTTGTGCTATACCCTTGAATAATACTTAAAGTATTCATTGTACCACTTGATACAACTGCTCCATTATGGTCGTATTCAGTAAAATAAATGCTATCCGAAGCCATATCATTAACATTAACAATATACCACTTACCATTAGCAATAAAGAATTTACAACCAAAAGATTTGGCAATATTTGATATTACTTCAAAACAAGTCAAATAAGTATTTGGGTCTTGTAAGAATGTTCTATATGGTAAATAAGTTTGCGCAAATGGCTCACTATAAGAATGGTCTGCTCGTGTTTGCATTCCCTCAGCATATATTGAACAAGCAGTAACAATATTTGGTGTTATAGGGAAGTTTAAAGTATTTAATGCCGTAGTAATAAAAGATAATAAAGTATTTATATCGTTAATATTAACGCTACTTAAAAATGGCATTCTTATATCTTTCATCATACCAATACCATCAACTGCATTGAATGTTAAATACTTTCTGCCTGTATTAAAAGGTATTTGAACACTATCACTTATTGTAAATCCAAAAAATTGTAAATCGCTATCTAAATAAAGTTTAGCGAAATATTTTCTATCGTTTAAAGTTGTAAAGTCTGGAATGTTTGCTAAGTCATCGGTAACATCTAAAGTGCAACTTATTTGACTTGCATAAACAACTTCCATTGGGTCATCGGAATTTGGAATATATTGGTAATTTAATTCAACTCCTCTATATTCTATAACATCTCCAACGTAGCCATCTTCTTGTAGGTATAGATATGCCGTTTTACCACTCTTTGTGGCAAATGTGGCTTTATATTTGTTTGCGTATGCCATTATGAACCTCTTCTTAGATTAAGTGAATAATTGCTTCTTTGCAAAGCTAACACTAAATCATTCCCTTTCAATACAAATTGTCCATTTCCTGCACCTACATTATTACCACTCATTGCTCCGGCTGCGAATGTGCTATTCATCATATTACCTAATTTAGATAAAGGCATAATAGCCTCGCTTTGTCCACCCTCTCCCACCATTGCCATTGTAGGACTTGAAACAATTCCCCCGTCTGCAAATCCTAATAATTTACCAACTCCACCGAAAATACTTCCTAATAATCCACCACCACCTGTGAAAGTATCCACTAATGACATTAACCCTTTAAATATTGTAGCTTGAATAATTGCAGCAGCAAATTTCTTAGTTATATCAGTAAGAAAATCACCTAATGCTCTTAAAGGGTTTTGACCTTTTTGCATAGCGTCCCACATTCCAAATAAAGCATTTGTAACATCATTTGAAAGAGTACGAGCAAATGATTTATATGCTTGTTCTTGTTCTTTTAAATTCTTAGCCCTTTCTTTTGCTGCAGCATCTTGTGCTTTAAATTGTTCATCTAAACCATAAATATCTTTGGTAATTATTTTGCCTAAATTATCGTCTAATTGTTTTTTTGTTTGGTCAAGTAAAGGTTTTAATGAAGCTAATCTTTGTTGTTCTTTTTTAGCTAATACTTCAAGCGTATCAGGTACAATTGCATTATTTAAGTTTAAATCTTTTACTTGTTGAATTAATCTTTCTTCAAATAAATGCTCATATCTTAAATCTTTTAATAATTGTTCCCCATAATCTATTGTTTTTTCTTTGCCACCTGATTTTTGTTTATCGGGAGTTAATGTAAAATCAAAACCTTTTTCATATAAACTTGCTACTGAACTTGCATCTAAAGCAATTTTTCTATATTGGTCAATTATTTTTTGTTGTTCATCTAAATTTTCTTTTTGTCTTGCTAACTGAGCCTTTCTTGCTTGTTCAGCAGTATTAACTCCAACACCTGGACCACCCCCAACACCTGCACCTGATATATCAAACGCACTTCTATATTCTTCAGGAGACTTTAATGCCTCTAATTTTTGTTTTAATAATTCTTCTGCTGCTTTTTTACTCGCACTATCTGCCAAAGCTCTTTGTAAAGAAGCTTCAACATACGCTGCAGTTTTATTTTTAAATGCATCTTCAGCATCATTAATGCTTGATTTAATGCCAAAGTTTTTACCTAATTCATCATTATATACTTTTAAAGCATCTTTACCTGAAATAATACCATTGTGATATTCAGTAAATGCAATAGAAACTTTATCAACTTTTTGAGCTGCAGATGTAAATGTATCTCCAATACCTTTTAAAGCCTCGTTAAAAGAATTTAAATCTCCTGTGTCGGTTGTTAAATTAGAAAAAAATGTACTTATTCTGCTACCAAATACTACTAATAAAGATGAAGCAACTCCAACTGCAACACCAAGACCTGCCGGTCCTGCTAAACCTGCGACCATTGCTTTTAATGCTTCGCTTGAGCTTCCTGTTTCTTTTTGTAGTCGTTGGAAACTTTCCAACATTGGGTTAAGGTTATTTGAGATACCTATAAATCCATAAGGAGCATCTTGCGCAATTCTTGATAAGTTTACTAAAGATTGTGTGGCATCCGCAGTCGATTTGCTTGATTTTGTTAAAGCAGAACTAAAATTATTTACAGCCTGTTCAG